TCAAGAAATGAAATTAATTTATGAGGATGAGTTAGCACGAGCTTTAGAAGAAGACGGTTCTTCAGCTAGTGTATACATTGCTCCTCGAACTTATTATCCGAGTATATAATTATGGGAAACACAGCAAAAGGAAAACACGCTTTATTTATTTCAGATAGATCCGGTCTGGCTTTTCCATATCGTGAAATGGTTAAAGAATGGAATGGTGCAAGAGTTCATACTTCAGAGTATGAACCTAAACAACCACAATTAGAACCCACACCTTATTCAGCAGATCCCCAAGGATTACAACATCCAAGACCACAACAATTTAATTTATTAACTGGAGGAGGCGGAGGAATTACTGCCGATCTAACTTTGCCTGGAGATTTTGCATTTCAAACTGTTACTGACGGAAGCATGGTTCCAGCAAATCCAAATACAGTTAGCAATGCCAGACAAGCGTTAATGCAAATAGGGAGTGTAACAATTAATATATCATGACATACGATGAACTAGTAACAAAAATTAGAGATTATTGTGAAGTAAATTCAAATGTATTTACGTCAACTATTATAAATGGATTTATAGAAGATGCAGAATTTAGAATATTAAGAGATGTAGATTCTGATAATAACAGAAGATACGTTACTGCGAATTTAATAGCAGGTCAAAGATTCATAGACACTCCTCAGAATTTGTTGGTAATTAGATCTGCTCAAATTGTAGACTCTGAATTAGCCACTGGAGACACTAATCAAAACAGAGACTTTTTACAATATAGAGACGTTAATTTTATGTCGGAATTTAATCCCAACGCCGCTCAAGGAGTGCCTAAATATTACAGCAACTGGGATGAAGACACAGTGGTTGTAGCTCCAACTCCAGACCAGACTTACACTATACAATTAAATTATATCTTGAAACCCGCAGGGTTATCGAGTACAAATACTACTACATACCTAAGTCTAGAATTTCCCAATGGCTTATTGTATGCCTGCCTCGTAGAGGCCTATGGTTTCTTAAAGGGACCCATTGACATGTATCAGTTATATGATAAAAAATATGTTGAGGCCGTTAAAGGCTTCTCCATAGAACAAATGGGAAGACGAAGACGGGATGAATACCAATCAGGTGTTCCTCGAATAGGAAAACAATAAGGAGAAAACATGGCTATAACACAAGCAATTTGTAATTCGTTCAAGAAACAACTGTTGGAAGGCGACGCTAACTTTTCAAATTCAAGTGGCGACAAATTTAAAATAGCTCTTTATACTTCTTCAGCGACTCTAAACTCAGCAACTACTTCCTTTACTACTACGAACCAAGTAGCAAACACTGGACAATATACTTCTGGTGGGGGACTTTTAGTTAACCAAGCTGTTTCTTTAACAGCGGGTGTAGCAAGAGTGGACTTTGCAGACAGATCATTTACTGGAGTCACTTTAACTGCAAGAGGAGCATTAATTTATAACACATCATCAACATCCACAAATGCTGGCGTATGTGTTTTAGATTTTGGAGCAGATAAAACAGCTACATCAGGAACATTTACAATTCAGTTTCCAGCGCAAACATCAACTGCAGCGATTCTAAGGATCTCTGGTTAATTGTAGGAGGTAGACTCCTATGAGTGGATCAGGAACTTGGGGTATTGGCTCTTGGGGTCAAAACCAATGGAATGACACAGCTAACCCGTCTTTTACAGTTACGGGTATCGCTCTCAGTGCAACTTTAGGAGACGAAACAACTGCTGGTGAAATTAACACTGGTTGGGGTAGAGCCAACTGGGGTGATTTTGCTTGGGGCATTTCAGGAAATTTAATAGCCTCTGGTCAAGCTCTTACTTCAAATTTAGGAAGCTCCACAGTTTCCGCAGGATCAAACGCTACGCCTTCAACCAATGATGGCCAGACCGGAACTTTATCTTTAAACGCACCTACAGTACGTATTGCAGTTGAACCTCCTATCACAGGTTTTGCTTTAACGAGTAATTTAGGAACTGCAGATGCTGGTCCTGACGCAATGGCGACAGGCATAGGAGCCACTATGGCTCTTGGTACAATAGACGCTTTCAACAGCACAGGTTGGGGCAGACTTCAATGGAACGTAAATGACTGGGGCGATGCGGGTAGCTCTGTTATAGCATCCACGACCGGTATCGCTATGACCTCAGCTTTAGCAAGCACTACTGCTGTCGGAGACGCTATTGTTGTTGCTAATACTTTAAACGTAGCTCAAGCTACATTAGGAATAGTCGATCCTGCGCCAGACACAATGATTACTGGCAATTTCATGGTAGGTTCTTTAGGAACTTTAGGAATGCAAGGGGACGTTATTGTTAGCCCTACAGGAATTGCATTAACAGCAGCTCAAGGAACTGCAGTTGCAGACTTAAATCAAGAGGTTGCGGTAACTGGAATTTCGATGAATAACCAATTAGCTAGTGTAACAGTGGCTATTCACATAGACGTAATCCCTACTGGATTTGGGTTGACGGCAAACTTAAATAGTGCTAATGCTTTAATCTGGAACGAAGTTGATACAGGTTCAGCGCCTATAACACCTCCAGGATGGCAAGAGGTGGCTGCATAATGAGTTTGACACAAACTCTTTATTTTTATAAAATAAACGATATAAGGAATTTAATATGGCGAATTCAACATCAGCAAATTTAAAACTTACAGTTCAAGCGACCGGTGAAAACTCGGGAACTTGGGGACAAATTACAAACACAAATTTATTAATTTTAGAACAAGCAATTGGTGGTTTTACAACTTTTAACGTCACTAACGCTAATAGAGCTCTAACATTTACCAATGGTGCTTTATCAAATGGTAAAAATGATGTTATCAAATTAACAGGAACATTAGCAGGAAACTTAAACGTTACTATTCCAGATTCAATTGAAAAAACTTATCAAGTTCAAGATGCTTGTGATCACGCAGGAAACACTTTAACTTTTAAAACATCTTCAGGCACAGGCGTAGCTTTATGTGAAGGAAATAATTACACATTATATTCTGATGGAACTAATGTTGTAAAACTTCATGAACAAAGAAATTGGAGAGTTGTTTCTGCAGCTGAAACAGTTCAAGCTGGTGCCCAGCTTTTAGTAAATACAAATGGTGGAGGAGTAACAATCACACTACCTGCATCACCTTCTACAGGGGATGAAGTTTCATTTGTCGATCAAGGTTATGATTTCAATTCTAACGCATTAACGGTTGGAAGAAATGGTTCTAACATTGCTAATGCAGCAGCCGACCTTACGGTTAACACACAAGGTGCTGGTTTTTGTTTAGTTTTCTCAGGAGACGCGACTACAGGTTGGACATATAAGGAGAAATAATAGATGGCTACTTACGAAGCTACAAAATACGACTTCGATGGAGCGGCTATTACCGGTATCCAAGGTCTATCTACTGGCACAATTATTCCATGGTCTACTGGAACTGCGCCTAGTGGTTACTTACCATGTGATGGGGCAGCCGTATCTAGATCGACATATTCTGCGTTGTTTGCAGTCATAGGAACTACTTAT